TTAGTTTTGCTATAGCCCAAAGCGTATCCCCTTTTTTTACTCTGTGAGTTTCATTAATAGGTACTTTAGGAGTTGTCCTTTGAGTTTCTACTACTGCTATACTATCCGTTTTTCCAGTTGTATCTTCCTTAACTACTATCTTTTGAAGGTTATAATCTCTATATTGCTTTAGTTTAATGTTTACTGTTAAGTCAAAACCTTGCTCTGCGTCATCTACTAGCTCATACTCTTCAAGAGAACATTTAACATTAGTATCAAACATTAATTGACCGCCTTGAGCTACCCTTGAGATAATAAACTGAAAAGTAAGTTTTTCCTTTTTTAGCTTCTCAAAGTAATCTAAAAAATAAATCTGTTCTCTAAATCCGAAAGGATAAACTGAAAAAGGATATTTGAATTTAGGTATTAAGCAAGTAAAAGAAAACTCAGTTAGCCCGGCCGGTTTCAAAATATTAACCTCCCCGACACCTAGGAGGTCTAAAGTTCTATTTTTATTATTAATTCTTGTATTTATTTTACTAGGAGTAATAGGGAGCCTTACATCTCCCAAATTAACTGCATACATTTAATTAACACCCCCTTACTTATGTACGCCCTCGGCCGTTGTTGTTAACCCTTCCTCAACTTTATTTGTTAAGTGATTAATAACTCCGTCAAGGTCTAAGTCACTATTTATATTGTTATGGTTTGTCATTTCTACTTTAACGTGACCTGTAGTAAATTTGTTAATTGCTTCTCTCTCTGCAATATCTCTCATATACTTTAAGTCCTCCCCGTTAATATCAAGTTTTTCCTTAGTTTTCTTTGTATTGTCCGCTATTTTTCCTAAGTTTCCGTTAGGGTCAAGTTTAGTTGGGTCCATACCATTAAAATCAAACTTGCTATTATCCATATTGAAAGCACCTTTTACTTTATCCCCAAAACCTTTTCCCATGTCATAACCTTGGCTATATGATTTATCCATGTCGATACCTTTGATAAGTTTTTCTTTTACTCCTACAGATTGAATAATATCTTTTGTTTCTGGTCCTTTTAAACTATTTAAACTATTTTGCATACTACTTACAAAACCAGATGTATTTGTTTTGAAAATTTTATCCATTACACCTGCTACTTTTGCTAATATATTCAATACTATAGTGCCAAAGCTTTTAAAGTTATTAATCATGCCTTGTATACCTAAAGTAACGCTTTTATAAATAGTATTAACTAGCCAAATGAACCCGTTCACTATTCCACCTATAACAACTAAAATCAAAAGGTTTGCTAAACCTATGAAAATATTACCTATTGCAGCACCTAACCAAGAGAAAACTCCAAATATTATCCCTGTTGCACTTATTGAAGTTCCGGCAAACTTATTGATTGCACCTATAACCATGTAGAAAACTCCTATTAAGGCCACAACCGCAAGAACAACTAAACCTATAGGATTGGCCATCATAGCAGTATTAAGCCCTATTTGTGCTCCTGTTGCGGTCTCTGTAGCTGCAACTTGTGCTAGTGTCATTCCTGTAGCCCATGCGGTTTGAGCTGCTTTAAAAGCTTGTATTCCTCCGCTTATTCCAGTAATGATATTATTTATACCAGTTACCACATTTAAGGCGGTAATTGCACTTACAAGGCCAAATATAATAGGGGCTATCATTCCCCAATTATCAGATATAAAAGAGCCAAATTGTACCGCTAAGGTTAATAAAGTGCCCAATACAGTTCCAAAGACAATTAATGAGCTTGTTATACCTGTCATAAGGTTTTTCCCGTCTGTGGTATTTAATACCTCATTAAGCTTTGTCATAACCCCGTCAAGACTATAAATAGCTTGGTTTTTTATCTGAGTCCACATAGTACCGAAAGTCAAAGGTATGTTTTTAAACTTCTCTTCTATTGCGTCTCCTGCGCTAAAAAGAGCTGCTTTAATTACATCTGATGTAATCATTCCCTCTTTTGACCATTCTTTCATGTCACCTTTAGCTTTAACCACGTTTTTCATATAACTTTCAATAGATTTAGCAAGTAATGGAGCATTTTCTCTAATACTCCTCATTTCGTCTCCTTGTAGCTTTCCGGAAGCCATAGCTTGCGTAAGTTGATACATAGAAGCTTGTTTTTCTACTGTACTAGCTCCACTTGTAGCAAGAGCCTTATTCATTAATTCTGTAAATCTAACTATCTCATTATTTCCACTAAATGCTTCTCCTGCTAATAATCCTAATTTAGCAACCGAATCGGTCATACCGAGATATTCGCCTCTAGACCTTTGAGCAGCTTTGAATATTTGATTTTGTAACTCTAACTGTTCTTGTAATCCGCTAGTTATATTACCTAACCTAGCTTTAGCGTTCATTACATCATCTGTAATATTCATACCGCCTTGAGCCGTCTGTATTCCAACATAAGCACCAATAAAAGCCTTAATATTACTCAATAGATTTCTTGATTTACTCTCGCCCTGTGACAAGCTATTGTTGAAATTCTTTTGTTGTGAGTTAGCTTTTGCAATATCGTTTTCCATAAGTTGTACATTAGCTTGAGCCTTTGCTAACTCTTGTCTAGCAAGTTTCATGCTATTAATGTCTAAAGGGTCATTACTTGATGTCTGTAACCTCTCAAAGCCTCCTATAAGGATGTTCATTGCATTGCTCATACTCTTTATAGCCGGACTCATATTGTCTATAACTTGGATTGAACTCCTTAACGTTGCCATAGTTCCTCCCTTCTAAAAAAAATAGGAGGAAGCTTTTAACTTCCCCCTTGTTTGCTAGCCTTTCTTTCTGCCTCAACAACTAATAATATAGAGGCGGTTACAAAGGCTCTCTCTTCCAATTCTAGCTCTAAAAACTGCGAGGGTAGTAAGTTAAGCCTTTGTAAGCAAAAGTGTGCTACTGTGGCCTCTCCGTCTCCCCCCTTGATTAGTTTTTTGCTTCATCAACTAAATCATTAATATCTTTATTAAATCCATTTACCTTTTGAACCTCTGTTAAATAATCATTGTATTCTCCCGGTAAAAGCATAATTTTAAGAAGTTCTTCGGCTCCCATAACTGAATAACTATCTTGTAAATCTTTATCGTTTAGATCCGGGAAAACTGTACATTCAACCGCTAATTTAGCAGCGTATAAGTTCATATCAACCTCAGCCGTAAATTTTCCCTTTTGTCCGGGAATTGGTTTGTTTTTAGTTGCTTGCTTTTGCAAGTCCTCGGCCTTTTGAGAAGTAATAGCTTTCATTTCCCATTGCAAAGGTTTTTTATCTGCTCCTAAAAATCTATTTGAAGCCTCATATTTAACATTCTCTTGTATTACTGCGTTGCCTTTCATAAATCCTTTTAAATCCATTTCTTATCCTCCTAGGTTATTTTAATTTATTTTTTTTCATATTTTTTTAATATTTTTCTTACCGCAAAGAAAGCAGCAATAATCTCCCAAAAATCAACTTTCTTATTACCGTTTGTATCAAGCCCTTGTTTAACTGCAAAGAAAAAATCATCAATAGATAATATTCCATCTTCGTTTCTATCAAGTAAGGCTTTAACATTAGACTCTAGCTTGTTTTCATCATTAACCAACTTATCATTTAGTTCGTCAACTTGTGGTTTTACAGCTTTTTTTAACTTGTCAAATATACTCATTTTATTACCTCCATAAAGTAAATAAGGATAAAAATACACACAATACAACCAACAAAATTAACATACAATCTTTAGTATTAAGAGACTCATAAGGTGTAAATTGTATTACCTCTTTTCTCCTAAAATGACTATCTGTTTTGTAATACTCTCCGTAATACCTTCGTTTCATAATACCCCCTTAAATAATAAAAAAAAGGGCCTTTCAGCCCTTTAAACCATTCCCGGTAAATCTTTAAATTTGTTAGGAAGCTCAAAGTCCTCATAAGTGAAGGAAATTTCTTCATCCAAATAATCAGCGTCAGCGTCCAGTTTTGCAAGTATTCCACCGTCAAGGTTACAATCTTTTAAAATTGTAGTTTGAATTCCGGCCGAACTTGTCGGGTCATCAACTGTGACTTGCATATCAAAATAGATATCTTGTCCAGTTTCTTTATATTTATAAAGAAGCTCTCTAAACATTGAAGTGTTCATATGTATAGTTGCGGAGCCTGTACCTTCCCAACCTGTAGCCTTGTTTCCTTTCCCGGTTTTACCAAGTATAGGAATTTTAGTCTTGTTTTTATCAAATTTAACCTCTACATTGATTAACTGTATTAGTTTAACTCTTCTATTTTCTATTGTGACATAACATTCGCCCATTCCTCCGCTTATTGCGTCCGGGGCTCTCATTGTAGTTCCTACAAGCATTTATTTCCCTCCTTCGTTAAATTACTACTATAGTGACATAAAGTGTTCCCATTGCATTAACAGGCTCAACCGGGTTATATAATCTAACCGAGTTTTTCGCCTCTCCCTTAGTAACTTTTATATTTTCAGATACCACATTTTGAATAGCTCTTATATCTTGCATTTGCTTATTATAAGCCACTATATCCCCCCAAAATGAAACCCTTCCCGAGTCATCATTCGGAGTATTACCAAGCTTATAATTATTAAATAATGCTGCTTCATCATTAGCCATTTGGTCTAATACTCTCATTGTTTGATTTTCTGCAAAATCAGAGTTTTTAAGCTCTGCGAAAGAAACAAAAGAGTTAATGTCCTTTAACACTCTAACTGTAGTTTTTACTTTATGGAAAATAAATTTTCCGGCTTGTAATGCTGCAGTTAATTGAGGTTGAGTATAATTTGTGTCGATTGTATACTCTCCATCATAGATTTTATTCATAGTGGTTTTATTAACTGGACAAGCTGCATCAGCTCCAGCCAACCAATAAACCAAAGAATAAGGGTCTGCTCCTGCATCTGTTACGGCATTTTCAAGGTTTATAACTCCCTCATAGTCTGCAGCTTTTCTGTAAACTATTGTTTGAAATTTAACCCCTACTTCATCCCTTAGCCTTTTAGTAAAAGCAATAAATAAATCTATTGTAGAGGTATCACTTGACGGGCAACCTAAAGTATTAAAATCATAGCTTTCAGCCTTAGCAAGAAAAGCTTGAAACTCCGTACCTGTTGGGGCTACTGTTGTTCCACCTGTTAAAGTAAGTCCGGCCGTTGCTACTGGTGTACCTGTTCCAGAAAATGCAACAAAATCATTAGCAACTAATGACTGTACTGTTTGAACTGTTTGAGTTTCTATTTTGTTACTGCCTAAGTAAGTAGTAACATCAAAATAACCCGGATTGTCGATATTAGTTGCAACCACTATTTTAATATCATTTCCTCTAGTTCCTTTATATTTTGCCGTTGCCGTCAAAGGTGCAGTTGTTCCAGTTGCTTTTGCTCCTGTAGTTACTTTGTAAAATACTCCCGATATTGCATTTTTGAAAACTTCTCTCAAGTTTTTCATTTTATCGTCTGTGTATGGATAACCAAATATTTTTAAACTATCCTTTTGGAAATCCTCTGTAGTTACTTCAAATATCTCGCCATCTACTCCCCAATCAAGGGATAAAGGCAAAGCAACTGTTCCTCTGTCTCCGAATACTGTTACCGCTCTTGCAGCCGAAACCACATTGACATAGGCACCGGGTAAAACTTTGTTTTCTACTACGAATGTTCCTCCACCGTTCACTATTTAACCTCCCCTTTTAAATAACCTTTTATTTTTCCCTCTACCTCTTCAATTGTGTATTCTTTCTCATTGTCAAGTAAGGCATTTAAAAGGTCTTTATTTTCGATAAATTTTAGGCTATTTAAAAGCCTCTCTTTCGAATACTTCTCTTGTACTTCTGTTTTCTCTTTAGCCAATTAATCACACCACCTTCATATTTATGTCTAAAACTTCCATAAAACCCAATTCCGGGTCAACTGTAGGCACCCTGTAATAATGGAAATTATAATTAATAAAAAAGCTTAATACATCATCGGCAACATTAAATTTAGGTTTAGTACCCCTAATTAAAACATTATCAACCGTTATGTATTCGAGCTCATAAAATAAATTGTCTGCTACATCATAAAGAGTTTCCAACTCCTCAGCAAAGCATTGAATAACAAAAGGAGTACTTTTGAAATATCTGTTACCCATTACTTGCCTTTCGCTAGGCTCTAAAGGCATAATAAAAAAACAAGGCTCTTGAAAGCCTTGAGGTACTTTTTCAACATATTTATCGTATTCGGGGTAACTAGTATGTAATTTTGTTGAAATAGCATTTTTAAGCTTATTTATCATCAAATACCTCCCCTAATAACTTCATTAACTTTTTATTTAATATCTGTACTGCTTGGCTTTCAAGTTCTTGTTCACTCACTGTCAAAAAGAATTGTCCAGGTACCCAAGATTTATGGTTTCTAGTTCTGTGTCCATACTCAACATAAATTCCATATTCAACCGGGTTAATTATTTCTATATGGTAATTGTTACCACTTTTACTAACTGGCAAGTTATAAGCGTATGACCTAGCGTTTTGATTAGTTCCGGCCGTCCAACCTCTCCTAAGAGTTCCACCTTGATAATTACTTGTAGACTCAAAAGAAACTTGTTTACCGGAGGAAGTTTTAAAGCTAGTAATAAACTTATTTTTACTAAGTCTTTCTTGGCCTTTATTCTTACCGCTTTTAACTCTTTCAACTACTCTGTAAGTATGTTTCCAGTTATCCGGATTTCCTACTGGTGTACGCTTGATAACCTTAGCTAATAACCTTGCAGCCAATTCTTTAGAACAATCTCTTGCGAACTCTTCAAGTTCTGCTTTCTCAAGTTGTTTTAATTTCTTTTGAAAGTCTTTAAACTCTTTAAAATCGACCTTTGCAAACCTTCCCATTTTATCAACTCCAAGAAACAAATTTTTCTAAAACTATTTCGTTATGATTTTCAAATCTTAAAGGCTCACTTGAGTTTTTATATTGGTATGTACTACCTTTGTGGACCACCACAATTTTACTCCCGGCCTTTATATTGATATGAGGCTCATAGAATAGTTTTACAATCTGTTGAGCGGTTGAGTTAACTTGTCCTTCTTGAGCTTGCTTTGCAGTAGAAAAAGAAAGTTTCCCAGATAAACCGCCTTGAGTATTTACCTCTTGGTGTTTAGTTATCCCGGTTGTAG